CTTGGCACACAATTCCCCGTACAACTCCAAGGCTTTTGGAACATCAAACGGGAAACCATCCGTAGTCTGTTGTGTGCATATCTGTGCTATAGAATGTTCTAAGTCGATGGCATCCCTTGAGTATCTGACTCTTGCCATCTGTTTAAATAAGTGGGCAGTCACTTCTACATCCTGTAGACAGTAGTCGCTCATTTCCTGTGACCATTCAGACCAATCCGTTGTGTCTCCGTAGTCACCCTTAAGTACATTCAACCTCAACCCCCATGCCTTCAAGCTGTGGCTGCCTATTAGGTTCATGTTGTTGCTGACCCAAGGCACTCTTTTCTTAAGGGCATTGAAGTCCTTCTCCCTTATGTCAGGGTGCATGAGCCTGCTCATTACCAATGTGTCGATGACCAGTTGGTTAGTCAGCTTGAATTGTTCAAACAACCCGGCATCTACTTTTTGTAAGGCAGGAATATCAAACCCTATAATGTTATGACCAATGATTAAGTTTGCTCTGTTAAGCATCTTAATCGCTGTGTCGATTAGGTTCTTTTTATCGTCATAGACTTTGTACCATCCGTTGTCTAAGTCATGTATGCCAATGCAATGAACCTTAAGGTCTTCCTTATCTAACAACCCATTGGTTTCAATATCGAATACCAACCGCATTAGTATTCCTTTTCAATATCGTCTGCTAGACCCCTCAACTCCTCAACGATTCCACGAACTGCCTTTACATCCCCCATGTTATCTTTTGGATATGTAGCTACTACCTTGAGCCTAATGTCATCCCAAGAAATAAAAGCATCGTGTGTCCATATACCACCCTCATTAATCTCATCTATACCCATTCGCCTTCCTCCATGTCTACGTTACTAAAAGGATTATCCTCACCAATCTCTGTGCCATCTTCTGTGGTTGCCACCTCAGTCATCCTCCCTGTGTTGAGGTCATAGAAAAGTGTAGAGCATATACCTGTCTGCCCTGTCCACCTGTTCTTGAGTATCCTCAAGGTAGTCATGTTGGCTGCGTCTGTTGACTGTTGGTCACGCTCACACCCAATCACTATGTCAGACAACTGACCAATAGCACCTGACCCTCTTAGTTGCGCTAGGCTAGTCTGTGCGCCATCCTCATGACCCTTATCTCCTGACGGTCTTTTCAGATGGCTAACCAACATCAATCCGATATTGAGTTCTTCAGCGAGTGACCTCAGGTTGGTCATTAAGTTGTCAATGATTCTCCTCTCGTCACCACCTTCCATACCACTAACACAAATTGATATGTGGTCAAGAGCAATATAACCACAACCCCCTGTGGTAGCTAAGTACCTAATCTTTGTTAGTAGATTCCCTGTTTCGGTACTGCCCCAATGGTCATACAGGTACACCCTTCCTGTACCTAAAGTATTATCAAAGGCTAACTTCAACTCCTCATCCGTGACATGTTCAGTACCTAAATGTAGGGGTTTGTTTATTGCCAATGACATCAACCCTAACGCTGTACGCTTTACGTTTTCCTCTAGGGCTATGTAACCTATGGACTCCCCTTGATTAAGTAAGTGGTGGGTAAACTCCCTTACTACCTGACTCTTACCAATGCCACTCCCTGCGGTGATGGTAACAATCTCCCCTCTCCTGATTCCCTTGGTCATCTTATTTAAACCATCGTAGGGGTACATCCTTGATTCTGTTTTGTCTTCCGTGCTTACCAGACCCCATAAGTCCTGACCATTTAGAATGCCATCAGGTTGGTATGCCTTAGCTTCCCAGATAGCAGAGGTTAGTTCCTTTACCTTGTCTGCCTGTAGCATTTCATTAGGGTCTTTAAGTTCTAAGTGGGCTATCCTTGCCTTGTTAGGTGGTAGCAAAGCGGCACACTCTTGGGCTGCCAGTTGACCCGGCTCATCCATATCAAATGCCAACACTACCTTCTCAAACTGACACAACCACTCAAGGGATTTCTTGATTGCCTTCTTAGCCCCATTAGCACCTGTAGGTATACCAACCACAGGAAATTTGTTGCCGAAAATCTGGCTACAAGTCAGCGTGTCAATCTCTCCCTCACACACCACAACCATTTTATTCTTACCATTAAACAACCACTGACCATATAGCCCTGACTCTGCGGTATCCCCAATGAACAAGAAGTCTTTGTTCTGGAATCTTAGTTTCTGAGCAACCCTGCTCCCATCTTTATAGTAGTTAGCAATCTGACATGGCTTGCCCTTGAAAGTACCTCGTTCATATTGGTACTTCTTGGTTGTCTCACCATGTATTCCTCTGGTTGGGAGTGCTTGGGTCACTCCACCCTCTATTAACTCTATTGACATTTGTTTCCTCTTAGGTTTGTTTTCGTAGTTTTTGTTTCGTGCGGAACGATGACCGCAACTGAAGCAATACTCATGTCCATCATCGTAGATACAGTTAGCATCTGACGATGAACAACTAGGACATGAGGTCTTCATTATGAGATTCGACTCAGGGTATTCTTCCACCATAATTCTGCATCAAACTCCTCTTCGGTATCCCTGTATAGGGGATGATTTATTACTTCTATGCCGGGGTACTTCATGGTCAACAACGTAACCAATGAGAGTAGAGAGGATGACTGCGACTCATTAACACCGGGACCACAAATCCCTACGCCAATAGCACAGTCGTTAAATCCCCTAGAGTGCGCCCCTGCTTGCGCTATATCCCTACCCTTCTGTACCTCCCCATCTTCTGTGATAACAAAGTGGTAGCCAATCCTTAGCCACCCTCTCCTTCTGTGTACCCTGTCTATCTCCTGTCGAGTACACGGACATACATCGTTAACTTCCTTGACAACGATGAAATCAGTCGTTCTTCTCATTTGCCCATTCCCTTGGTAGTCGCATCCTTGCGAACTTGAATCCATTCTTCTTACACCACTCAGCATTCGTAACCTTACTGCCCTCACCCCTTGCATCTGGGTTCATAAAGATGAACCTGATGTCAAGGTCAGGGTGTTGTTTCTTGATTAGCTTGTGCTTGGTGCGGTCAGAACTCTTGAAGTAGCCCTTAGTCTCAATGATGATGCCGTTGTCGAGTACAAAGTCAGGCTTATACATCCTTCTCTGCTCGTAATGAACCCTTGATAATTCATACTCGTAATGAACACCTCTGAGAATTAAGTCTTCAGCAAACTCATATTCAAAATTACTCCTAAAAGTCTGACCCAGTTGGTTCATCTTCGGTTGTATCGGAGAATAAGTCCTCCCCCTTCGTGTTCTCTTGATGTGCTTGCGCTTCATAGACTCCCTGTCCTGTAACTTCGGTGAAAGGGTTTGAATCCCCACCTTCTAGTTCCGTTTCTAAGTTAATAATCTGTACACCAATGGGTTGCATCTTGATTCCACACATGCTGTTGCCCGGCACATACCATGAGCGTGGTTGCCATGAAACCTTGATGGTTGACCCATTGGGTATTGATTTAATCTTGTTATCCTTCTTTGCTTTAGCATCGTAGATAGCAATCTTTGGTTCCCATATTCCACCATCCTTAGTGGGTACTTCAGCTAGTTGCTTGAATGAAACCGCAATCATGCCGGGAAACTGGTCCATGTAGGTATACATGGGGTTGATATTTATACGTTTCTTAGGGTTCTCTTTCTTAAGTTCATCTACATGCGAGTCCGTGAGATTATCTAGGTACTGGATGAGGTCTGTTGCTTCATCCTCTGCAATCAACAACCTGCCTTTGTAGGTCTTAGGTCCACCCTTGTAGCTATCGGGTGTGATGAATGAGCAGTAATAGGCTTGACCTGTTAATACTGAGAAGTTCTCTGGGGTATGTGTTGTCATATTTGATTTTCCTTTATCGGGTTATTTACGTTTGTTAAGTATTGCTTCTACATCTATGCCTGCTTCGACTGCTCTGGCATGTAGGTCTACTGGTATTGCTATGTCCCTCGCTATGAGTATGTGTATCGCTGTTATTAAATTGTTTATAGTTTTAAAATATACCTGACTGTCCATCTATTGCACCTTGATTAGTCTTCCATTATCGTATGACTCTAAGCAAAGAAATACTTAGAATTTAGCACTTCCTCAATATCCAATGAGCCTTTAGGGGGTGGGTCAGGTATGTCAGAACCACAAACTTCCCTTGCATAGTCTGCGAACTCCTCTAATCTATCCTCCCTGTATATCTCCACAAACGCTTCCCTTATTAACTCACCCATCTTCTCTGTGTCAGCAGCGTGTACACCATAGGAGTCGTGTATCATCGCAAAGGACTTCATGCCCTCATCTACCGCTTTACAAATAGTCAGGGTCATTGCGCTTGCATCATTTCCGTGGACATAGTTGGGTGCTATACCATTGATAGCCCTTCTTTTGTCGATGGACATGTAATCGTCTATCCTCACTTGTGGTTTTATAAGTATCCCATCTATATGGGTGGTTATCCTCCTAGCTTTTGTATCTGGGTACATCTGGTGTATCCAAAAGTCTGTTGGGGTCTTCCATATCACGGGTAGATTCTCCTTAGACAGCACCTTACCTATTGATTGTAAGTACGCCATTATCTTTCGTGCGCTAGGTACTGCATCGTTAGCGGTATCCCATAATAGCCCTGAGAAGTACAACACCGCTTCAAACATCTCATCCCCAAACACATTCTCCTGACCCTCATCAATCTGTTCGTTGATGTAATCCTGTACATACTCAGAACAAGAGAACCTAGTACCGCCATAAGGAATCACCATGATAGGACGCTTCACGGTCTTACGGGATGCACCAAACGCTATCCATAACTGTGCTATGGGGTTATGAGAATCCGCTAAGACCTTCTCCCAGACCATCTCATATACCATTTGATACATGTCCTCTGGGGTATCGGATGGTACTAAGCATGTAGCTACACCCCCTACCTTATCCAGACCTAATGCAGAGAGATGTTGTAGCCCATTGTTACGTCCATCTAGTGCTACAGGAAGGTGGCTAATGTAACCATACCCCTCTCGTTTAAACCCGGCATACTCAAAGCAGAACGCTAGGAATTGTAGTGGGTCACTAGCACCATCCCACCATCTGAACTCTAGGGGTGATTCAGCACTTTTAAGAATCCATTCTTCGTTGTCCTGTACCCACCGCTCCCGTTCATCAAAGGTAACCTTATCGTTACCGTAGGTATTAGCACCTTGAATGCACAACCAATGCAACGCCTTTTCATCTGCAATAGGCTTGCCCTCACCAAACAACAGTAAGGACTTAGAATAGTCTGTTCCTTGGGGGTTACAGAATGAACTTACCGCATATTTTCTACCTCTGAAGTCATTCTGATACACAAAATGGAGGTCATCCTTGTACTCCCTAGCCATTACCAATGTTCGTATAAGGTGTAACCTCTTAGACCCCATCTTGGCATTCTTATTATATAAGAGTGATGCTGACCTCTTCCACATCTTGAATCTCTCAAGTTGGATGGGGGTCATATCCTCTTTTCTTAAGGACTTGGGTACGGGTGGTGTTGGTATAGGGACATCATCTTTACTGGGTATCCCTGCCCAACCACCCCCACCTTCCCATATCTGTTCGATAACGGACATGACGGACTTGTTGATACGCCATCTTGTATCTTGTAGAGCATTAATAGCCTTGTATTCTAAAGGCATCTGGTGATTCTCTATTTCCTCTAGGATGTATCGGTTGGTGGTCTTGACTAAAGGAAGGGGTTTTATCTTATTGCTCCAATAGCCCCCCTCGTATGCCCCTGTCCAATGCTTAGGGGGTATGATGCAAGGTGCGTAGGATGGACGTAGTCGCTCCCCTTTGAGATTGACCTCTTCTACCCACTTCATAGTACCTTCCGTGGCTATTAAGATTAGCTTACTGCGTCTACCCTGACCCTGCTTTCTCTTTTCTATTAGTCCTGTTTTCTGAACGATGATGTCAAGCAGCTTACAACCCAAGTGTAACTTTTCAGTACGACTCCAAGGCTCATAAGTTACTAGAGCATTAGCGTTCATAGAATGGATGAGGTTATACCTCTTGTAGTGACGATTGGATGTACGCTTACTGACTGACTTCTTAACCGCATGATACAGCCGGGGTTCTTCCTTGCGGAACAAGTCAAACTTAAACTCATCCTCTAATACACCTGCTATAGACATGGCAGTAGCAGTCAAGGCGTTGTTACCAGAGAGATGGTCAAGGGTAACCTTAAGGGATAAGTAAGCAGATACCTTAGGTTCAATCATATTGAGCATCATAGCGTTAGTATGCCTGTTACCCTTTCCTGCTTCCCCTCCGAGTGTAGCCTTAAGGTAGTCATTTATACCATCCTCAATGCTACCCACAGTCCTCTTCATTAAGGCTATACCTGATAAGGTTTGTGAGGGGGCTGCTTGCTCAGTGTTCTTCCTAAACCTACTAATGCCTAACTCTAGCATCCTCTCCTCAAGTTCTATCTGTCTGTCATATAGGGGCGGTTGGGCGATAGTGTCCATCTATTGCACCCCCTCTGATTCCAATAGGAAATACTCACGGGCTGCTATGGTTGCAATCCTTGGGTAGTCCTCTTCCTTGAGGTAAAATCCTGTACCGCTACTAAGACTCTCCCTGTCCACTATGTCCTTATGTGGGTGTTCTACCTCGTTCCACTCAGCTAATAACCTGATACATAACAAATCATAACTGCGGTCACTTAACACAGGGCTGCCCTCAATGTAATAAAGGTATGAGTGCATCAAGTATTGAGGTACTAACTGCGCTTTAGTTAGCTTGCTTATTTCCATTTAGACTCCTGTTTGTCACCTCTTAATTGAGGTTGGGTATATCTTACACTATCGTAAGACTTATTACAATAAATAAACCCGTGTAAATCCTGCCGATAACGGCACGATTCTGAAAGGGCTTAAGGGGAGTGTAAGGCTATAACCGAGGGATTTTAAGTCCCTTGCGTCTACCAATTTCGCCACCGAGGCTTAGGTGCTACCTTTGGAAGAAGCGTGATTATAGCCTAAACACTTTCAATATGCCACACTAATGGCACAACGGGGGATGTTACGCCCCCCCCCTAGATTCATATTATGCCGGTAGGCTATAAGTTGCAAGCCTTGCACCATCGTTCTGCACCACAGTCTTCTTAACTATGTCATATCCCTCATTTTTGAGTACATGTATGACAGCAGCCAAGCGTACACAACGGCATAACCGTTGAGCAGACATAGCGTCAATTGCACCACCTTTGTTGAGGTGTGATAGGACCAAAGATTTCTGTGATGGTTTGTTGTTGTTGTT